GATGTTGGTAAGTGTGGTGAAACAGTGACGTGAGTGAGCCAGTCTGACGTTTGCGCGTCATAGTCGTGTTCAATTTGCTCAACCCAACCTTTGAAAGTTATTGCAGAAGCACCCAGTGGAGATCTTGTAACTTGCACAAAATCACCCACCTCAAGCCCAAGCAGTGCACCCCAAGTGGACGGGTTACGCACTGGCGTGAAAGTGATGGTTTCTAGACGCGCATTGGGTGACTTGTATTTGTTCAACAAATTTGTAGCCAGCGTGGACACTTCGCCCGGGTAGGCGTTTTCTGTTGTTATGTTGAGTGTGCGCGGAAAATACTGGTTGATGCTGGTTGCGTCCTCAGCGTAAAACACTGAGCCGTTACACGTCACAGTTACCTGATTGTAAACAAAAGTTAGGTCATAATTCACCACAATAGAAGTGCCGTCATACTGCACGTCAGTAGCGTTGTCGGCAAACTTTACAGCCGGCACGTTAGGTGTCGCGTATGCGCGGTGCGTTTGATCTTTGAAAGTAACAAAACCTGCACCGTCAACAAACCAATACCCCTGTTCAGTGTCTGAAGTCACCTGCACTACGTCAGCCAAAGTGCGGTTTGCTAGGTTCATTGCACCAGAATGGTTGACGCCAAGATCCGCGGCAATAGGCGTGTAGTTGAACCCAGAATAGGTTTGCATCACGTCAGCAAAACGTGAACCAGTCTTTGCGCCGCTGTAGCCGGTCCAACCAACTTGAAACAAGTTTTTGCTAATGTTTGAACCTTGATTAGTTGAACTGTATGCACCGTACCTGAACGCCGCGCACGAACCCACAAATCCGGACAAAATTGAGCCAAGCGTAAAAGAAGTGACGTTGGTTGCCGGCACTGCAAGAGTGTTAAAAGTGAACCCGTACACAGATGTTGCCGTGGTTGCGTCATAGTCAGCCATGCCCAAATTGAGGTTTGTACCATCATAGTAAACCCGAACCAGCCGCCACACGCCAGTTTGGAACTGGTTGTTGCTACCTGATTGGGTGACCGTGCCAGTGCCAGATCTTGTAGCAGTCAAAAAACCGCCGCTAGTCACACCAACTTTTGTTGTTTCTCCACTAGCATGACTAAGGTTCAAAAACGTGCCGGCAGTAGTCCAAAGCACCCACACGTCAAGCATAAAGTTTGTTCCCACTGCAGTCTGCGCACCAGCAGGAATTAGGGCCGTAACTTCAGCAACGTCTGCTGAGCTCGTAGTCTTAAAGTTGATGTTGGTGTCACCGTTAAACCCGGCAAGGTTGTTTGTTTCGCCCAACGTAATGACGCCGCTGCCAGTCGTGTATCCAACCGCAGTAGTGTTTGCGTAAGCGTTACCTGACTGCGAATAGACACGCGTAGCAGTAGCAATACCAGCACCATACACAGTCCCTGCACCAGTTGCATTGACTTTGAAAATGATGCCGTCACTGTACGTTACCTGCTTGTTTTGCACATTGTTAGCACCCAACCCGGTCACAGTCACAAAATCGCCTACAACAAACGAATTCAGTGCGCGATAGGTAATGACGCCAGCAGTGTAAAAACTTGAATACACGTCCACGCTAATGCTGTTTGCTTCATTGAACGGAAAATACAACAAGGTGTAGTTGTCCTGCACCGCCAAAGCGGCGTAAGGGTTCACCAAAGTGTTTTGCGACATAAGCGCAACCGAATCTGTAGCAGTCATGTTCACTTCACCACGGTTAGGTGCTTGAAACGACTGCGGGAAACGCTCCACAAACCCGTTGAACAAATTGTAAATAGTTGGGCTGTTTGTGTTGGCGGTGACTACCAATCCAAACTCAACGCGCACATCGTCAACACCAAACGCGCTACCAGCCACCACCGCAATAGTTAACTTAGGCGCAGTGGACGTGTAGGTGACAGACACTTGAGTCCACTGACTTGCTGTAGGCATTGCTACAGAAGCCGTTTCAGTAGTTCCAGTGTTAATCCAGCCGCCATCAAATACTTTCAACGTGCCGGCAGATCCAGCCTTGTACCACAAAGACACCGTGATTGGTTTACCTGCAACTACAGGAACATCAAGCACATAGGTGTTGCCGCTGGGAAGGTACATAAAGTTGGTGCTGGAATGGCCGCCAGTGCCGATAGCAGGTGCAGTTCCGCCAAGAATGTTGTACCAGTTACTAATGACGCCCAGTTCAAAATTGGAGTCATTTGCGCACACGCTGATGGATGAGTCAGCCAGTGTCGCCGGTAAATCTAGTGAAGCCGTGCCAACCTGCCCGGTGACCGAACCAGTGGCAACGTTGCTGACCGTGAATTGTGTTGCAGAAGCAGTGACAACAATCTGCGCAGACAAATTGAGTGCACTTAAACCGGTCACAGAAACTTGTTGACCAACTTGAAAAGTGTTGTTGCAAGTGTAGGTTACTGTCCCTGACGCGCCAGTAGCCGCCGTGACAATACCAGTCACCTTGCCAATGTAACCCTTGTTGGTGTCGTTCAAAATGTTGCCAGTGGTGGGATACGCGGCAGTGACGCGCACTGGACAAAACGGATACAAATTGTTGCCAGCCACCAACGGGTTCAAAGATCCGTCACTGTTGTCAACACGCAAATCTAGTGTGCCGGCCTCAGTTCGCCCCAAATCGTAGGTGCGTCCACGCTTCGTTTTGAACGAATATGTGCGGCCCGTAATGCTTTGAAACAATGACGTGGGTGCAGTGCTAATTGGCGTCACAGCATTTGACTTGATTACAGTACGCGCATACCAATCAGTGTTCGGTTGCACATACGGTGACAAGCTCACCCCAACATACGGAATGTCACGCGTCACAGCACAGCACCAGTGAAAGTCAAACCGTTGCTGACGTTCCTGCGACTATTGCGTGTTGCTTGAGTCTGCACCGCCCGAAACACTTCACGCCCGTCAATAGACACCGGCACAGTCACAGATCCCGTGTTGGACGTCAACGTGTCAGACGCATGAGCCGCCAACCAAGACTGCGAACTAATCATGGTGTTGTTCAACGCAGACTGCTGACGTTCCGCATCAGAAGCAGACTTTGCCGCCTTGTCGTTGATGCTGTTCATGTAAGTTTGGATCTTTGCTTGTTCTTTGACGGCTTTGTTAAGTGCATTCACCGCCGCCGTGTGATTGGTTGTGCCACGCGTTTTGAACTCTTCCTTCTTGGCGGCCTCAAGCAACACCGCATTTTTTGCCATAAACGCTTTAACAATTTTTGCTTGCTCACCAAACGCCAACCCAGCCATTTTTGCTTTGGCCGCCGTAAACTGCGCATCATTAGCACTGATGGCGGCGTTCAACTCTTTAATGTATTCCTTCACTTGGTCTGACGCTTTTTTGCCTTTGCCTGAACCCGGTTTCACATCTGCTTTCAACGCAGGTACACCAGCAGTTCCAGAAGCATCACCTGCCGTAAAACTAGGCCCAGCCAAATTACCAATTTGTTTTTTAATCCAAGCCATAGCATCAAAATTGGCGGCAGCCTCAATGCCCTTACCAATCTTTGTGCCAATCTGTTGCCCCACGTCTGGCGCTTTTTCAGCCCAAGAAGCCAACTTGTCTGAAATTGTTTGCGTTCCATTCTCCACAAGTTTGGCGGCTGACTCCAAATTAGATCCCAAATGAATGCCAAATTTTTCAAACGGCTTTGCCAAACTACTGAGCGTGGTCAAAATCTTTTCTGCGCCCATGCCCCAAGCCTTAACCAAAAAAGCAATACCGTTCAAAATGTATTTGATGACAGTGCCATACGCTTTGCCCACAAGCCCAATGGCTTTGATTAAGAAATCTGCAAAAGTTTTGGAGTGCCGGATGGCGTAAAAAAACACTTCAACCAAACCAATGATTACTGCAATGATTGCCCAAATAGGTGCTTCCAGAAATGCCACTTCGCCAGACAAAATGCCCATAGCGACACTCCACGCAGTTGTCGCCGCTGTAGCAATAGTTTGAGCGGCAGCAAAAATGCCGGTTTCTGCTGTTGCTCTGCCAGCCCAAGCAGTCTGCAATTTTGTCCAATACACGTTAAGTTTTTGAGCCACAATAAGCGCACCAATAACAAGCGTCAAGCCGCCAACAATTTTCATCAACGTCTGATTGTGTTTAATAAAATCAGCCACGCCAGTAATTGCTTTTTGTATTGTAGCCGTCACAGCAGTCATAACCGGTACAAGGTTGCGCCCAAACGCCACCTGCAACCCTTGAATGGTTGCATGAAGTTGACGTTGCTTCATGGTGTAATCAGTAACGGTTTGAAGATCCTTGCCCGACATGGTAAGTCCAAGTTTGTCGGCCTCAGCCGCCATCTCTTCCAAACCTTTTTTGCCAAGGTTCAACATCGGAATCATTTCAATACCGGATCGCCCAAACAATTTCACTGCTAGCGCAGTTTTGTCCATGCCGTTGGGCATTTCTTTAAATTTGTCACCTAACCTGCCCATGAGCTCTTCTGCAGGCAAAATCTTGCCGCTTGCGTCACGGTAACTAATGCCCAATGCTTGCGCGGCCTTGTCGTTATCAACCAAATGCTTGGACAGAATTTTGACGCCGGTAGTCAATCTTTGTGACGAAATGCCCATTTCTTCAGCCGCAAACCGCAAATGCGACATTTCCTCTGGAGTGCCACCCAACACGCGTCGCATCTTCTTAATTTCGCCGCCGACCTCATCAAAAGCGCCAACAGTTTCCTTGCCAAAATCCAAAGCTTTGTGCGCAAGACTAGCCAACACGTTGCCCATAACCACGCCGCTTGCAACAGTTTTTGCAGACATTTCCTGCACTTCTTTGCCGGTGTGTTGCGCAGTTTTGTCAAACTTTTGTAATTCTTTTTGAATCGTTTCAATGGAACTTTTGATGCCGTGAATGTCTGCTTCAAACTTCAAATACAACGGTGGTATTTCAGACACAACAGATCCTTACAACAGGCAACAACACCATTTTACCCATTACTTGGTTTGGTTTTCTACCTCAAACACCACGCCACTGTACGCAAGCATCCAGTCAAGCCACACGGCAGGTTGCTCGTCAATTTGTTGCTTAGTCCAACCAAACTTTTTGACCAACATGAAATCACGCGCATAAGTGTTGAGCGGATACCTGCTGTCAGGCTGGCCGCCCTTGACTACCCATCGGAAACGTTCGAGGTTTCTGTAATTGCTTTTGGGTCAACATCTACACCAAAATCCGGAATCAAATCAGACACAAACGGGGTGACGGCCTCACGAATGTCGTCATACGTTTTGCCCGGCAAATCCAGCATCCCATCAACAGACAGCGGAATGTTAAATGACCACGACTCAATCATGGCGACAGCCAACAAATCGTTAAAATCACTGAAAAAGTTGATTGCCTCAGTGTTTACTTGATCGTTGTCGCCAGACATAATCCCTGCACCTTTGACAGACATATTGAACACTGGGCGGCGCAGACGTTCTGGGACAAGTTCGGGATCTCGTAACTCAATCCAACCGTTGAACACTTCAACTTTCATAATTTGCCCTCACTTATTGTTGTTATGCGTAAACAGCAGTTGATTTTGCGTTCTTCAACGTAATCTTGATTGGTGAATAACCTGCACTTGCACCAACATCTGTTGTGTTAGCAATGCCCTTGAAAGTCACGTCAAGTTCTACATAGTCTTTACTGCGGTCAATCTTAGCAACCTCAAACGCGCACTTGCTGAGGTGGTATTGCATTGAAGTTTGTGTTGTTCCTGCACCTTGAGTAAACGTCACGTCAAGTGTTGGCTGGGTGTTGTTCAAGAAACGTAACAGATCCACGTCATCTTCGTAAACAAGTTTCAAAGCTCCAGCCACTTCAACAGCACCCTGAAAAATTTGGTAAGGGTTTTGTGTGCCGTCAATGGTGAAGATAGGGCTGAGTGGGCGCGATACGTTGATGTTGCCTTCAGCCAGTTTTACTGTCGCGTTCCACGACACTGTGCCACCAGAAGTGTAGGTTGCGGAAGCACTCACGCTGGACGTCACAGTGAACGTTGTTGGGGACGTAACTGACGCCACAGTCACATAACCAACGTTGAAAGCGTTTACTACA